CTTCCTTTTTTATATTTCCACGAATCGTAGAGTTTTCTGTGTTTCTTTTTCATATACATTATATATGCTTCTGGAAATTTGCAATCTTATAAATAAAAAGAAATCTCTGTTGCAATGGTGCCAACTTGTGATTATTTTTTTGGAAAGGAGGCAATGAGTTCACTTATATCACCACACGATTTCACCCAAGTAACCCACCAATTAAGATCCTTTTTTGTCGAAAGAGGATTTCTAGAAGTTCATACCCAAAATCGATTATCAATATTAGCAGCCTGTGAAGATCCAACAACAGTAGCAACCTATAATTATTCTGGACAACTTTGGCCTTTACCACAAACTGGTCAAATGTGGTTAGAGTACGAATTACTTACCAAACCAGAAATCCCTGGTTGTTTTTGTGTATCGACATCTTACAGACAAGAACAAAATCCAAAAGAAGGAAGACATGAATTAATCTTCCCAATGTTTGAATTTGAATCTCCTGGAAATTTTAAGGATCTTCTTCAAATGGAAAATGATCTTTGTAAACATCTAGGATTTAAAACTGACCGAAATTTGGCTCCGTATGGGGATTTAGAATTTCCCGGAGGTATGTATCAAAGTGTATTAGCAAAATATACTGGTGCAGAATTAGATGCAGGACATGAAGAGAAAATGTATCAAGAATATGGAGATGTATTTTTCTTAACACTTTTTCCAGAATCAACAAGTCCTTTCTGGAATATGAAAATTGCAGAAGATAGAGGGCCGAAAGGAATGAAACTTGCTAACAAGTGTGATGTTATCATGGGTGGTATGGAAACTATCGGTAGTGCTGAACGTGCAACTGATATTCAAGAAATGAAAGAGCAATTCTATACTATTTCTGATGGCGGATATGCTAATTTATTATTTGATCTATTCGGAAAAGATAGAGTAGAATTGGAACTTTTCAAATTCTTGAGTTTGGATTTCTTTCCACGTTATGGTGGCGGAATCGGTGTGACTAGAATGATTAGTGCGATGAAACGTGCAGGATTAATGGAATAAAAATCTTACTCTGCGGTGGCGAAATCGGTAGACGCGGTACGTTGTTTGCGTATTGTTCCTTGTGGGGAATGTGGTGGTTCGAGTCCACCCCGCAGAGCCAAGATAAGAAAAGGGAAAGCTACTATTCTAGTCTAGTCCTTTGCAAGTTTTAAGTTCACAAAATTGCAATCTTAATTTGTTGCACACTTTTCACTAGTGTAAGTAGTTGACGAAACCTACCAGCCCAAGTGGTAAATCAGTAGTCATCTGAATGACATTGGGGCTAACCTTCCCTTATTCTCCTACTTGCTTAATAATCTTTTTATCCTTAACTAATGGTTTAGACAAATCTGGATGATACCCCTCTTTTGCCCAACCCCTACCTTTTAAAATAAAATTCATTTGACCAGGAAGTAATCTTTCAACTTTACCTTCTGCATAACAAGCTTTACATTCAGTAGGTATTGGTGCATCAAATTTTTCAAGTTCTTCCCACATACATTGACATTCATCACATTTATATTCATAGAGTGGCATATTACCTCATTGTAAATAAAGAATTAATTCCTTTTGGTGGTTCAATTCTTGAAAAAACTACCCATCTTACTATATAGGGGCATATTCCTCTACTCTGTTTAAATTCTATAAAACTGTTTCCAGTTGTAAGAACATCATCTACAATCAAAAGTGGTGCTGCCATATTGAAGGTCTTATATTTATCTAATGCTTCTGCTAGAGGTATTCCACCTCTTGGAATTCCTATAACCTCCTGAAACTCCTGTTTCTCTTGAATCATAAATGCTAAACATTCCCAATCATCATCTGTTAGAGATTCACATTCTATTTTCCAATGTAATAATTTTCCAGAATGTGATGTAAAATCTCCTAATTCAAAAAGACTCATATTTACATCGCCTCTAGTCTACAGGCATATGCTAACATTATTCCCATAACTGCTGCCATTACCCAAAACATTATTTCTTTTTTACTGAACATTTCTCATCTACCCCTGAGTAATAATACATTAACGTAACATAATGAATACATTTCATTAAATCTTCTTTTTTCTTTCCTTCTTTCTTACCAAATCTAATCAAATATTTTATTGCTGCGCCTCTACAAAATTCTTCTGATATGTCTATCATATCAAAAACATCTTGTATTTGTAACCCCTCTTTACCTATATAGTGTTGCTCATATGTAGATTCAACATATTTTTTCACTTCTTCAAGAATCTTGTCTTCATTATATTTAAACATCAATATTCCTTATGTTATCAGTATCAGTTTCAATCCAAACTCTAGCACCACAAGACAATGGTTTATCTGGACTATATTTCACTTCTATCGGCCCGTGTTTACCTTCCAAAATTATAGAATGATGGTAGGAATTTTTCTTATAAGTCTTACACGTTATTACTGGTTCTCTTTCGCCAGTTTTATGATTCCTACGAATCGTGTGCATATTCACATGAATTTGTGCTTTCATAATGTTTTAGGTTCCACTAATAATGGAACATCTTTTGGCATAGTTAATGTATGATCAAATTTATAAAATTCTAAAGCTCCACCAGTTGTAAATCCACCTTGTCCTTCTTTATAATCACCACTAGGATCTCCTTGTTCTTTACCGACTGACAATTCTCCTTGTACCCATATACCTGCATCTTTCAATCCCTTTGCTTTATCTGCATTTTGTTTATCTTGTTGTGTATATGGTATAATAAATGCTCTCGGCATCGACTCACCATCCAACATCAACCAATAAAAAATTCTTACTGGTGCATCAGAAAGATGTGAAATATAAGTAAATTTCTTTTTAGGCATTTCCTCAGTAGGATATCCCAAAAGACCCCTAACAGTAAAATATGTACTAGAAGTCAATACAAGAAAACAAGGAATGAAGAAAAATAAAAATATTGGTTTCTTTCTTTGTTCAATTAATACCCATAAACATATTGCACTAATAATAATCCAAGATATAGTTATTAATGTTAATATCATGGTTCTCCGTTCGGCGTCTGCCCCTGAGGTACTAAATCACCACTTTCATAATCAGATGTTCCTTCTATAGATTCAGTAGTTGTTTGTGCACCCGTCCAAGGTTTAATAAATTTCGTTTCATCAAATCCAAAATCTGTTACTTCACCTTCTGGACTTACAGTAAATCTATAAAAAGTTTTCTCTTGTCCTTTTTCAGTAAATATTTTTGTACTTTTATGTAATATTCTATATGAAGGATTTAGTTTGATCACTTCAATAGTAACATCTAACGGACCTCTAGAAAATGGTTTCTGTAATTTACCATCAACCATTACAGGCATTCCATGATTTGAATACATATGACTATTAACAATATATTCACCAGGGAAGATCCCTCTAATGGTTACAACTTCTCTATTAATCTCAACTGCTACTTGTCTCCCTGCCACTTCAACTGTATCATTTCTTCTTCCCAAATCATCTTTATCAAGATGCATAAAATTTATTTGTGGGGCTCTGTATGAAACTTGATTACCAGAAGGATCTTGTACCCACAAATCCATGTCTTCTATACGTTTATCTTCCCATGACATGGTAATAACAAATTCTGCTTTCCTCTCAAAATCTTCTTTCTTTGATTCTGGTTTTATAAGTACAAAGGCCACAATGAAAAGGAAAGCAATGCCAACCAGAATGTTGAAAAGAATATCAATGAAACCAATAGTAGACTTAAATCTTTCATGTGATTCCATCTAACATAATCCCCATTGACATGGCCTGAAATAGATTGATCCAATAAATCCTAATATTATTGGCATTAATCCAATGAGATATCCAAAAGTAAATAATACTGTCATCCATCTTTCAAAATCAAATATAGCTTTTAAAATATCAAACATTGTTTCGTCCTACTTCAAGGTTTATCAATTGTACCTTGATCAGTAAAGACGATATCAATCCTGTCAATGTTGTGTACAATGCGGTTGACATTCCTTTTGCCATAGTCATTAACGCATTCTGTAATGTCATGGCATTGGATACATCAATACCCACAAATGTCTGACCTAACATAAATAAAAATCCGGTGACTGTACCTATCATACCTAATGCTAAACATGATTCAGCAATAAACCACCCCAAATCCATTGGGGTAGCGTCACGGACTGTTCCTTTTGAATCTTCATAAGTCTGTCTTCCTATCCATGCAGTAGTCACTGCAAACACACCAAGGATTAAAAAACTTATTTTTGTAATATCTTCATTAAACAAATGGATGTGTAAGTTAAAATAAATTGATATTCCTATTCCTAGTATTATCAACCAAAAAATTAACCACCATTTCAGCAGACTCTGCATTCTCCCCCTTAATCGTTATACTCGTTCTCATCATCTATATCATCCAAATCTTCCATTCTAATGTTTCTCATACTCCTTGTAAACTCTTTAAACCTTCTTCTCTCTTGTCTACTCTCGTTCTTATTTTTCTTAGTCTTAAACTCATCAGTATTGTTCTTGGCCATTTTTCCTTTTCTTCCTTAACCAAAGTTTCTGTTTACGCCTAGCATTCTTAATCATATAATTACTGGCGTACTCTGTGTAAAGTTTACCTAACATATGATCATATTCATGTTGAAACACCTTTGCAGAATAGTCCACAAATGATGCACTCATCACCGTACCATCTTCATTTGCATAAGTTGCATTAATTCCGTAAGACCTTTTTACTGGAAAATATAAACCAGGAAAAGATAAACATCCCTCCTTAATATATGTAGATTCCTCTGTATATTGAGTTATACGGGGATTATAACAACAAATTGCATCACCATTAAATCTCATAACAAATACTTTTAAGTCAATTCCGATTTGACAAGCAGATAATCCCATTCCATCATATTTTTGCATTGCTTCAAAAAGTTCCTGTTTTAATTTAACTGGATCTTCTTGAGGATTTGCAAAGTCAAATGTAACTGCTCTCTTATTTAAAATAGGATCAGTTTCCAATACTAATTCTTTCATACTAACCTTGAGAAGTTTTTATATTTTTCAAATTTAATAATATTTCTAAATTTATCATTTAAAGTATCACCCTTATGACTAATCACAAACACATTTTGTTTCCCTTGAAGGTTGTTAATTATTGCAAGAAATTCATCAGTTCCATTTGCATCCAATGAACTATCAAACACCTCATCTAAAATTAGAAGATTAGTATTTACACTATTCTTCATTTTGGCTATCGTTCTCCATGTAAAAAGAAGTGCCAAATCTATTCTCATCTTCTCACCCTCACTAAATGAATCATATGTAAATTCATCCCTATGGCGAGATTTGATTGTTTCATTAAAACTTTCATCTAAATTGAAAGATACGAAAAAATCCATTGCTGCAAGATACTTATTAACCAGTTTATTCATTATAGGAAGATACTGTTTAATTATCCTTGTTTTGATTCCAGAATCTTTTAATAAAATACTTGCAGTTTCATATAATTGTTTTTT